GCTACAGCGACAGCCACAGCAGCCCAAGTTGCGTCAGGCTACATCACTTCTACTTCAGTCGCAGCCACCACAATTACCCTGCCTACTGGCACTTTGTTGGGCGCAGCTCTTAATGCGTCACGGGGCACGATAACTGAGTTGTACATTGACAACACTGCGGGTGGAAGCCTTGTAACCATTGCGGTTGCCACGAACGGTATTCTGTCTGACGCAGCGACTACTACTGCTGGTTCTTTTGGCGACATTACCGTTGGCTTTGGTATTACGGGCGTTGCCCGCTTTACGATAATGTTCTCCAGCGCCACAGCGTACGTCTTCACACGTACTGCCTAATAGTCTCCGGGGCTTCGGCCCCATCTTTTAGGGGGTTATTATGACGATGCAATTTGACGTTAAGGCGGCTACTTGCCCTGCGGGTACAACTACGACTGCTTATGCAGGCAGGGTCCGGGCAAAAGCAATTAATATTAGTGCTACTGCTGCGGCCACAGTCACGGTACTGGATGGTGAGACCACTTTGTTTGTCTACACAGCAACGGTTGCAGGGGCAACGCACATGAGTATTCCCGGTGAGGGTGTACTGTGCCTAGTTGACTTGCGGGTAACGTGTTCCGCAGGCGCTACAGCAGTAGTGTTTTATGGCTAAAGCTGCCCCCAAACTTTCCGTAGGCCGTGGCGAAAAACTAGCTACCTCAAAAGGGGCTGGACTGACCGCCAAAGGTCGGGCTGTGTACAACAAAGCCACGGGAAGTAATCTCAAAGCCCCCCAGCCAAAGGGCGGCGCTCGTAAAGATTCGTTTTGTGCCCGCATGAGCGGGATGCCCGGCCCAATGAAAGACGAGAAGGGCAAACCCACTCGTAAAGCCGCTTCACTAGCCAGATGGAAATGCTAATATGTCAGACGAATCTATAGCTATTGGGCGAGAGTTAGCAACGCACGCCGCAGACATCGCGCATTTACAGCGGGATATGGATAAGTTATCCGAGGATATGACTGAAGTAAAAAGATGTCTAGCGTCTATCAATACTACGCTTTCCGAGGCTCGCGGGGGCTGGAAAATGATGATGATGGTTGCGGGCGTAAGCGGTGCGATTGGTGCGGCTCTTACTCAGGTTGCGTCACTTTGGCAGGGCAAGTAAAGAGTTCTTTAACGCGGCCAATAGCCGCAAATTTTTAAAAGGCGGTAACACTATGGCTAAGCATGATACGAAAGAAGGTATGAAAATGGACAAGTCAAAAGACAAAACCATGATTAAGAAAGCTTTCAAACAACACGACGCACAAGAGCATAAGGGCGGCAAAGGCACATCTTTGGCTCTTAAAAAAGGCGGCATGACCAAGATGGCCAAAGGCGGCGGTATTGAGATTCAGGGTAAGACCAAAGGCAAGATGGTTAAAATGGCTAAAGGCGGTAGGGCCTGCTAAGGAGTAAATTATGAATACGAACAAGCCGATGCAACCAATGCCACCCGCTCGGGATATGAAACCGCGCCGTCCCGCTGCTCCGAGGAGAGAGGTGGTATCGCCGGAAGAACAGGCGAAACGCGCAGCTATGCTGCAAGAAGTTCAGGATGAAAAAGCGGGTAGGGCCGCTGGTGAGGCATACGATAGGGCAATGCCCGCCCCCTTTAAGAAGGGTGGTTCTGTAGGCTCCGCTTCGAAACGTGCTGACGGGATTGCTACTCAAGGCAAGACTCGTGGTAAGGTGATCTAATCATGATGGCTAGCCGTGGCATGGGTGACATAGATTCATCGAAGATGCCTAGTGGTAAAACGAAGTCTCGTCGGGACAACACAGACTTTACTGAGTACGCCGAAGGTGGGGGTGTTGGCTTGTACGCCAATATCAACGCAAAGCGTAAACGTATTGCTGCGGGTTCTAACGAGAAGATGCGTAAGGTTGGTAGTAAAGGCGCTCCTACCTCTAACGCGTTCACACAGTCCGCAAAAACCGCAAAAAAGTAACTCATGTCCACTTCAGGTACTTCCATATTCAACCTAGAATTCACGGAAATCGCTGAAGAGGCATGGGAGCGTGCCGGACGGGAAATGCGGTCTGGGTACGACCTACGCACAGCTCGTAGGTCTATGAACTTGATGACTATCGAGTGGCAGAATCGCGGTATCAATATGTGGACTATTGACGAAGGGTCAGTACCGCTTATTAAGGGTGTTTATGAGTATGATCTACCCGCCGACACGATTGACTTGATGGATTTTGTTGTCCGTACCGGGGAAGGTAGTGTATCTACACAGTTTGATCTTTCCATCACACGGATTAGCTCATCTACATATGCAACCATCCCCAACAAGCTGCAACAAGCTAGGCCAATCCAAGTATGGGTTCGACGTTTACGCGATACACCTAAAATTGTTGTGTGGCCAGTACCTGACCAAGGTGTTGAGGGTGACCCGTACTATATTTTTAGGTACTGGCGCATGCGCCGTATTGAGGATGCCGGAACGGGTATTCAGACAGCGGACGTAAACTTTCGCTTTTTACCATGTCTAGTAGCTGGGTTGGCATTCCACATTGCCATGAAAGTACCAGAGCTAATGCCGCGTATACAAATGCTAAAGCAGGTATACGAAGAACAATTTGATCTCGCCGCGGGTGAGGATAGGGAAAAAGCAGCGATACGTTTTGTACCGCGACGGTCGTACACTAGAGGTGGTTGATGGGTAATCGCTACGCTTCTAATAAGATCGCAATTGCGATATGCGACCGTTGTGGGTTTCGTTTTCGGTTGAGGGAGCTGCGCGACTTAACTATTAAGACCAAACAGGTTAATATATTGGTGTGCACGGAGTGTTGGGAACCAGATCAGCCCCAGTTACAGTTGGGTATGTACCCTGTTGATGACCCACAAGCTCTGCGTAATCCGAGACCGGATAGTACATATTTACAGTCGGGTACGCTAGCTAACGGATCAACGGGTGAAGGTAGTCGTGACATCCAGTGGGGGTGGAATCCCGTAGGGGGCTCCCGAAGTTTTGATAGCGCACTAACACCAAACAATTTGGTAGCCCAAGGGCAAGTTGGTACAGTAATAGTAGTGACATCATAAGGAGTTAAAAATGGCGAAGAAGCAAGATTCTAAAACTGCCCCCGTGCAGAAAGGCCCGACTAAAGGCAATCCGGGCAAGACCAATGCAGATATGAAATCTATGGGCCGCGGGTTGGCCAAGATTGCATCCCAAAAGCGAGGAAGTTAATATGGCTACGTTTAGTAAAAAACTAGATGGTAAGGAAGTAGGCCCGGCCTCTACATACGCTGAGCCGCACACTATGACGGGTAAAGCGTTGGGCGCACCGAATGTTGGTAGTGAGTCGCAACAGCGGGAGTTTAAAAACTTGGTAGTTTCCGCGGGTAATATGCGGACTCAGGACTACTCGCCGGTAAAGACTAGCGGAATAAAAGTCCGGGGTATTGGTGCGGCTACTAAAGGTACGATGGCCCGTGGGCCTATGGCGTAAAAGGTAACCCATGAACTACGCCGAGTTGACTACTAACATACAAAATATTTGCGAGAATCAATTTTCTTCGCAAGAGTTGGCTATGTTCACCCAGCAGGCGGAGCAAAAAATATACAACACGGTACAGATCCCTGCGTTACGCAAGAACGTGACGGGATCAATGAGTACAGGTAATCAGTACCTGCAAATTCCGTCAGACTTTTTGTATTGTTTCTCGTTAGCCGTTATAGATATTGACGGGGAATACCACTTCCTGCTGAATAAAGACGTTAATTTTATTCGTGAGGCGTACCCCAAAAACAACTTAGCATCGAGGGCGCTCCCCCGACACTACGCAAACTTCGATGATTCCGCATTTATTCTAGGCCCAACACCGGATATAACTTACTCCGCGGAGTTACACTATGGGTACTACCCCGAGTCCATAGTCACTGCGGGTACATCATGGCTTGGAACCGAGTTTGACTCCGCGCTATTGAACGGCGCTTTGATCGAAGCTATACGATTCATGAAGGGTGAAGCGGACGTAATTACTATGTACGAAAAGTTGTACTTACAGTCTATTGGGTTACTAAAACAATTGGGTGACGGTAAGTTGCGGCAAGATGCCTACCGATCAGGGCAAGTTCGCCTACCTGTCAGCTAAGGAGTAAAAAATGGCAATTACACAAGCAATGGTATCGTCGTTCAAGCAACAACTGTTTCTTGGCGAGCATAATTTGGGGGCCAACGTCATAAAGATTGCGTTGTACACGAGCGCAGCAGATTTGAGCGCTACGACAACGGCTTACTCAACATCAAACGAAGTTGTAGGTTCCGGGTATGTAGCGGGTGGAAACACCCTAGCTGGCGTAACTATTTCGCTAACCGGCACTACCGCGTTTGTAGACTTTAGCGACACTACATGGGTTAGCTCCACTATCACTGCACGCGGAGCGCTAATCTATAACAGTAGCGTATCCAACAAGGCTGTTGCGGTGCTGGATTTTGGGGGGGATAAGACATCTACTTCCGGAGACTTTACGGTCCAGTTCCCAACTAACAACTCTACTTCCGCTATTTTGCGTATTGCCTAAAGGCGAGTTATGGCCTCATCCGTTGAATACTCCGGCTGGGGTGGCGGCGCATGGGGCCAGACACCTTGGGGGGCTAACCTCCTAATCATCTCTGTCACGGGCGTTGAAGCCGTTGGCGCAGTAGGTACAGTAACCGTTGCCGCTGCCGCAGTTGTACTTGTCACGGGCGTTCAAGCCGTTGGCACAGCAGGTACAGTAACCGTTGTCGCTGCCGCAGTTGCACCCGTCACAGGCGTTCAAGCCGTTGGCGCAGTAGGTACAGTAACCGTCACCGCTGCCGCAGTTGTACCTGTCACCGGGGTTCAAGCCGTTGGCGCAGTAGGTACAGTAACCGTTGCCGCTGCCGCAGTTGTACCTGTCACGGGCGTTCAAGCCGTTGGCGCAGTAGGTACAGTAACCGTTGCCGCTGCCGCAGTTGTACCTGTCACTGGTATCCAAGCTGTTGGCGCAGTAGGTACAGTAAGCGTTATTGCTGCGGCAGTTGTACCTGTCACCGGGGTTCAAGCCGTTGGCGCAGTAGGTACAGTAAACGTTGTTTTTGGGATTACTGTTTCTGTCACCGGGGTTCAAGCCGCTGGCGCGGTGGGTACAGTAAACACTGCCGCTGGCGCAGTTGTGCTCGTTACAGGTCTATTTGCTCGGGGTTTCGTGGGGCAGGTAAACGTTTGGGGGCAGATAGATGACAATCAAGCTGCGAACTGGCAAAATATAAACAATAGTCAGGTCTCCGAATGGGATACCGTGACTGATACGCAAAATGCGGACTGGCTAGAGATAGCCGCTTAAAAAGGAAGTATATGACTACGCAATCCACGTCACTTTTAGGTCTTGCCTTACCTGTTACGGGCGAACTGACTGGCACATGGGGGGATACGGTAAACACCGCTATTACTTCACTAATAGATACCGCTGTTGCCGGTACTACGACTCTCAGTGCCGATGCGGACGTTACGCTTACTACCGCTGCATTGGTGGCTAACCAAGCGCGGCAAGCGGTTATTTTATGGACAGCCGGGGGTACAGTAACTCGGAATATTACAGCTCCAGCGGCATCTAAAACTTACGCCGTCGTCAACAAGTCGTCCGGTACGCAAAGTATTGTGCTGCGCGGTGTAGGCCCAACAACGGGCGTTACTATTGTTAAAGGCGAATCCGCAATTTGCGCGTGGGATGGTACGGATTTTGTCAAGGTCAGTAATACCGCAGGCGCGGGTAGTTTTACAAACTTAGCTGTATCCGGCACCACAACGCTATCCGGGTTAACCGCATCTACTGCACTCGCTCTTGACGCTAGTAAAAATGCAGTAAGCGTAGCAAATACCGGCACCGGCAGCAACGTCCTAAACACAAGCCCAACGCTAGTAACACCAGCTCTCGGCACGCCGTCTGCGCTTGTTGGTACGAATATTACGGGTACGGCGGCGGGTTTAACTGCGGGGAAC